AAGGCGCGAATGGTCAAATTTATACTATGGGTCAATATGGAAGAATCCGCACTTATGGTTCCGATGCTTATATTAGGACTACTGGTCAAAATGCTAGCATCTATACAGCAGGCTCTGATGCAAGCATCTATACACAAGGCTCAAATGCTTATATTTCATCATCTCACGATATCTATGCCAAAGATGATATTGAGGTCGGAGGCGCCATCTCGGTAGGCAAAAATGCTGCTCCGGATAATGGATATGCAATCGACGTTGCCACAGGAGCTGGTTCAGTTCGTGCAGATGAGTTCGTTACTTATTCTGATCGTGCACTTAAGACAAATATCCAGAAAATGAATAATTGCCTTGAGAAGGTTATGAAGCTTGAGCCAACTACCTATGACAAAGTTGCAACAGGTAAAAGTGAGATTGGCTTCATTGCTCAGGATGTTGCGAAGATTGTTCCAGAGATCTGTGCTCTTGATACCAATGGCGAAGGTCGTGGTATTGATTATTCCAGGATGTCAACTTTGCTTGTTGGCGCACTCAAAGCTCAACAAGAACAAATTGAACAGCTCAAAGAGATTATTAATAAATTACAAAAATAATTTTATTTAATTAGTGCTAAAATAACCCCGGCTATAGTCTAGCCGGGGTTTCTATTTATAACGTATGTCAAAGAAACGAAAATTCAGAAAACTTGCTCTCAAAACAGAAGTTGTTGCTATTGAAGCTGAAGAGGTAGAAGAGCAAGATAGTCAGTATAGTATTGAGTTTAATAAAGATTTTAGACTAGAGATGGCTTTTCTATCTGATAAAAAGTCTAAAGATGCAGAAGAAGATGAAGGAGAAGATAAGCCATTAGAAGTTTCGAATGAATTCTTAAAGAAGCTTCATCGTGAGCTAGCAAGAATCTTACATCCAGACCTTAATCCAAATTCAGATGATGATGATTTTAAAAAAATGCAGAGTGCATATGAACAAGGCGATGGCGCCACTTTGATTGCTATGGCTGTAAAATACGATATAGAATTTGATTTGGATGATGAGAGTTTGCAAATTATCGAGGAACAAATAGAAGAAAAACAAAAGAACCTTGAAGATAAAAAAGAAACGTGTCGCTGGGTTTGGGGATCTTCAGACAAAAATGATAATCTAAGGTCACGTATTATAGAAACTATGGGCATTGATCAAGATGAGTTCAGTGAATGGCTGGAGAAAAATAAACTAAATGATATTAACAAAAAATAATCAATAGGATAAAATATGTCAATGGATAAAGACTGGGATCACATAGCAAGAATTGAGAAAGCCATCAATCAAAAATATGGCGAAGAAGCAATTGTAAATCCAAGCTCGGGATGGACCGAGGAAAAAGAAAAGGAATATCTTGAGCAATTAAAAGATATGAACGATAAACAAGCCTCACTAGACGAGCAACAAGAGAAGGTTGAGGCTGATGGGTTTTTAATTAATAAAAAACTACTTACTAGAGAAACTACAATTTTAAATTGTCCAGTTTGTACAAAAAGATTAAGAACAGTCAAAGATGATATATATAATAGTAAATTTGATTGTTGCCATAAATGCTACATAAAATATGTTGAAGACAGAGAAGAACGCTGGCTGAATGGCTGGAGACCAGGAGATAAATAAATGTCACAGAAAGATTTAGATGTTGTAAGAGGAATTATGCAGGCAGCTGCTGATTCATATGATGGTGCCCTTGATGAGAAAGGTGAGCCAGTTAAGATTGGTCTCAAAAGAGACGAAGGTCACCCTGTTCTAGATACTAGAGTTATGGATGGATTTAAGTGCCAAGTAGATGGCGCCAAACTAATCGTTAAGTACCAGTCAGATATTCTCTTGAAAGATGTTTACAGCGGTAATCTAGAAAGTGATCTCGAACAAACATTCGCAGATATCGTAAAACATCTAAAAAAGCAATATAAGAAAATTACTGGTAATGCTTTGAGATTAAAAGCAGAAGGTGAGTGTGAGGCTCTAGTTCAATCAACAAGCCGTGTTAGAGTTTTTGTTCTAGCAACCAAGGTTTATAATATTGAAAATCTAAAAGAAGTAGAAAATAGACTTCAGCCTAGTGAAGACGGCTTAGATAAGAGCTTTAAAAAATTCTTGATGCAGAAAGGCTAAGATGTCGTTCCAACTCTCCAGGGACCAGATTTTAAAAGAAATTGTAAAGTCTGGTAAAGATCCAATTTATTTTATTAACAACTATGCAAGGATTTCTCATCCACAGCATGGTCTGATTCCCTTTAACACATATCCATTTCAGACGGAACTACTTCAAGATTTTAACGATCACCGTTTCAATGTTATTTTAAAAGCTCGCCAGCTTGGTATCTCAACAATTACAGCAGCTTATGTTGCCTGGATGATGCTTTTCCACAAGGAAAAGAATGTTCTTGTTATTGCCACACAGTTCAAGACTGCATCAAACTTGGTCAAAAAAGTAAAGGCAATACATAAGAATTTACCACAATGGCTCAAGATTGCCGAGATCTCAATTGACAACAGAACTTCATTTGAGTTAACTAATGGCTCGCAGATCAAAGCAACTTCAACTTCTGCTGACGCTGGTCGTTCTGAAGCTCTTTCTCTGCTTGTGATTGACGAGGCTGCCCACATTGATGGTCTAGGAGAACTATGGACAGGTTTGTATCCAACACTATCAACTGGTGGGCGCTGTATTGCTCTCTCAACTCCAAATGGCGTTGGTAACTGGTTTCACCAAACTTGCATTGATGCCGAGCAAGAAAACAATGACTTTTTCCTTACAACTCTTAAATGGGATGTACATCCGGACAGAGACGAAGAATGGTTTCAGAAAGAAACCAAGAATATGTCCAGAAGACAAATCGCACAGGAGCTTGAATGTAACTTCAATATGTCTGGCGAAACTGTCTTCCACGCAGATGATATGAAGATTATTGAAGAGGGCCTAAAAGAGCCAAAATATAAAACTGGTTTTGATCGCAATTTTTGGATTTGGGAAGAATACCAACCAGGATCAACATATCTTTTATCGGCTGACGTAGCCCGTGGTGACGGAAAAGACTATTCTACGTTTCATATTTTTAAGATTGAAACAATGGAGATTGTTGCAGAATACCAAGGAAAAGCTACACCAGATATATTTGCCAATATGCTAAATGAAACTGGAAAAGAATATGGTAACTGTATGGTTGCTGTAGAGAATAATACAGTCGGATGGACTGTCCTAGATAAATTGCTTGATTTTGGATATCCAAATATCTATTACGCATATAAATCAAATCATGAATATGTTGATCCTGTCTTGGGAGAACAAAAAAGCAATGCTGTTATGGGCTTCTCGATGACTTCTAAGACACGTCCACTAGTTATTGCTAAATTAGAAGAATTCATTAGAAATAAACTAGTTACGATATATTCAAGAAGAATTTTTAATGAAATGAAAACATTTGTTTGGCAGAGCGGCCGGCCCCAAGCTATGCGAGGCTATAACGATGATCTCGTTATGGCATTTGCGATCGGGTGCTGGGTTAAAGATGCTGCTTTTGAGGTAAATCAGAGAGACATAGAATATAGAAAAGCTTTCTTAAATTGTATGAAAAAAAATGATACGATTATTAATACTTCAATTCCGGGACAGCCTGGATATAAACACATTAGAAAAACAGATAAAAAAAGAGCGCATCTAAATAATATTTGGTTACTCAAGGGATAAATAATTAAATGGCTAATAGAAATTCAAATCCAAGAAATCCACAACACGAATTATTTCGTAAATTAACTAAATTATTATCTGGACCAATTGGAACCTCAAGGCAGCAACAGCCTCGTTCATTGCGTCGTATGCAGCTGGATAATTATTCCACAAAGTTTAAGTCAGCAAGCGGACAAGAGTTTAAAAAGTCGGCATATGGCCAGAAAGGTAATTATACCGCAAATTATATGGCTAATCAAAATCGTGCCGATCGTTATCACGATTTTGATCAAATGGAATATACTCCCGAGATTGCATCTGCTTTAGATATTTACGCGGATGAAATTACAACTTCAACTGAAATTTCTCCTTTAATGAAAATTATTACTCACGATGAAGAAATTAAAATTGAACTTGAGCACCTTTTCCATAAAGTTTTAAATATTGAATATAATATTTTTGGCTGGGCAAGATCCTTGTGTAAATATGGAGATTTCTTTCTTTATTTAGATATTGATGAGGACCAAGGTGTACAATACGCGATAGGTCTCCCTTCAAATGAAGTGGAAAGATTGGAAGGAGAAGATGAAAATAATCCAAATTACATCCAGTACCAATGGAATTCTGCCGGCCTAACATTAGAAAATTGGCAGGTTGCTCATTTTCGTGTATTGGGGAATGATAAGTATACACCATATGGAACATCTGTCCTTGAACCAGCTCGTCGTATTTGGCGTCAATTAACTTTAATGGAAGATGCCATGATGGCATATAGAATTGTGCGTTCTCCTGAAAGAAGAGTTTTCTATGTTGATGTAGGAAATATGCCTCCACAAGATATTGAACAATATGTTCAGAGAGTTATGACACAGATGAAAAGAAATCAAGTTGTTGATGCTGATAGTGGCCGCGTTGACTTACGTTATAACCCGATGTCAGTGGAAGAAGACTACTTCATTCCAGTAAGGGGAGGTCAGTCAACAAAAGTTGAAACTTTATCTGGTGGCCAATTTACAGGCGATATTGATGACATTAAATATCTTCGTGACAAACTATTCTCGGCATTGAAAATACCACAATCATATTTGACTATGGGCGACGGCGGAGAAGAAGATAAGACAACTTTAGCTCAGAAAGATATTCGTTTTGCAAGAACTGTGCAAAGATTGCAAAGATCTCTCACATCTGAACTTGAAAAAATAGCAGTTGTCCATTTATTTTCTAGAGGGTATAGAGGCAAAGATTTGACTTCCTTTACTCTTTCATTAAATAATCCATCAAAACTAGCACTTATGCAAGAGTTAGAAACTTGGAGAACCAAGTTCGAAATCGCCGGTAGCGCAACCGAAGGTTACTTCAGCAAGAGATGGGTTGCTAAAAATATCTTTAATCTATCTGAGGACCAGATTTTAAGAAATGATAGAGAGCTTTTCTTCGATAAGAAACACGCCGCACTATTAGAAAAAGCTGCTGAAGAAATTACTGCTGCTGGTGAGCCAACTGATGAATTAGGTGGCGATTTGGGAGGTGGCCTCGGGGGCGACCTAGGTGGTGACTTAGGTGGTGACTTGGGCGCCGACCTAGGTGGCGATCTGGACACAGAGCCAGAGGGTGAAGAAACTCCGGGCGCAGAAACAGAAGCTCCAGAGCCAGAAGCTCCAGCTGGCGAAGAATCATCTCTCTTGGCCGCTCCCGGTAAAAGAGATATTAGAGAATATGAAAAATCGACATATAGGCCGGTTAAGCATGATAAGAGAACCAAGACAGTACCATATAGAAAAAATATAGGTTCAATGACCAAGCCAGAAGGTGGCACAAAGTCTTCTCAAAGAAGTAAATTTCCTGGATCTGAGATCTCGCGTCTAGGATATGGCGTTTCTGAAAGTATTGAACCTAATTATAATAATGAAGAACAAAAACTTCTTGAAGCAAATATAGAAATTAAAAATCTAATTACTCTTTTGGAAACAAAATATGAGCAAACTTAAACATAATAAAAAAAGAAATACTGGTATCTTATACGAAACACTTATTCGTGAATTAACACGTGCGTCCGCAAGATCTGACAAAAAGAGAAGTGATCTAGTTTTAGGCATACTTAAAGAATTCTTTAACAGAAGCACTGTGCTTGGTCAAGAATTAGAATTATATAAAACTTTAAACGAAAAAAATGGCTATCAAAAAGAAATGGCAGAAAAAATCTTAACAGAAACAAAGAAGCGCCATTCCTCACTTGATAAAAAAAGATTATTTAAAGAGCAATCAAGCGTAATTAAGCAGATAAATTATAAGCTTGGTAGCACAATGTTTGAGAATTATGTTCCAAATTTCAAAAATTATGCAACGATTTATCAGGTACTTAATGGTGCTCCAAATGTTCAACAACAAGTAAGACTGGAAGAATCCATCATAAGCGAGATGGCCGCGACACCCGTAGATAAGGAAAGCAAATACAAAGCAATTGATAACTTATCTTATAAGACATTTCTAAATAAATTTAATGAAAAGTATAGTGATAAATTACTCAGAGAACAAAAAGAACTTTTATCTTTGTATGCAACGAGCTTCAAAGGAAGTGATTTAGAATTAAAAATATTTTTAAATGAAGAGGTTAGTAGATTAAAAGACAGTGTTTCTAAATTACAAATTGAACAAAAAAATGAAATCCTAGAAGTATTAGAATCATTTGCAAAGAAAAAAATTGATAAAACAATTTTGGATAAAGTGCTGAAAGTACAACAGTTAGTTAGCGAGATAACAAAGCATGGCAATTAAAGTTACATTAGAAAAGCCAGATAGTCTGGTTGTCACAATTAAAGACAAGAAAACAATTGAAGAAACTGTTAAGCTTAAAGCGCGCAAAAGTCTTAACGGAGATATTATGATTTTTGATCACAGCGATATTGATATTGTGATTATGCCACAAAAGAAGAAGATCTTAACCTTTGGCAAAGAATACCTAAGTGATCAAGTCTATGAAGCACAAAATCGTCTTTTTACATTTCTAAGAAAAAGAGGCATAATCGATTATGATAGCATTGCAGGTGGCAGTGTTTTTTATTCTATGGAAGCTACGATACAAGAATCTAAATTGTACAATGAAGTACAGCATGCTCTTTTGGGAGTAGCAAGGTTTATTGATAAAGAGAGGCCATTGATGGAATTTGAGAAGGCTTTCGAGCACGAAGAAGAGAAACGTCTCAACGAGCCTCCACCGGGCGAGTTTACAGATTTCGATCCGGAAAGGCATGCCGAAACAAAAGGCTCTATCAATACAGGCTTGGCTCCATATGGTATATCACAAGCAGCAGTATATCGTTTAGAGGAATAATGGAAACTTTACATTTTATTCTCTGTGCCTATGGAATGACATTCATTTTGGTATACGGCTCAATCTTCAACAACCTTCGCCCAACTAAAGGTAAGTTAGGGGAATTATTCCATTGTCCCTTGTGCCTGGGCTTTTGGGTGGGTATATTTTTATGGGCTGTGAATGGCGCAACCGAACTATTTAGTTTTGATCACAGTTTAATCACAGCATTTTTATGCGGCTGCTTGTCTGCCGGAACTTCGTACTTTCTCAGTATGTTGTTAAAAGACTTTGGACTAAATTTAAATATAAGGACAGAAAAATGAGAAGACGTAATTTAGCAGAAACTAGAAGATGCTGTGCAGGCAGCATAATCGTGCGAGGGTGAGCCTCGCTTAACATATTTTAAAGGAGAATTAAAATGGCTGAGAAAAAAAGCGATAAGAAGAATACAGGTCATGGACC